TTGAACTTTCAATGGACACCGAAGAAGCCGAAGGCGAAGAAGAAGAAGCCGAAGGTGAAGAAGAAGAAGCCGAAGGCGAAGAAGAAGAAGAGGAAGGCGAAGAGCTGGAATTGGAAATGGACGAAGGAATGCATGAACTTGATGAAGTTTTTGAAATTGACCCTCGCATGCTTCGTAACGAGCTTAAGCGTCTTCGTTCTATCCGTGAACAAGCTGAAGAAGAAGCCGACCAATTTGGTGGTGGAGAAGTAGAGCTTGAAGTAATGGAAGTTGATGAAGAAGACCTTCTTAACGCACTTGCTGATGAGCTTGGCACTGTCGATTCAATCGATCAGGCAGCTGAAGCCACAACAGGTCCTGTTGCAGAGCGAAAAACTCGCCGTAATCGCCGCACCCGCGGAACGACTGCAACATCTAACACAGTCCGAGAAAATAGAGAGTTGAAAAAGCAACTTTCTGAAATGAATCTTTTTAACGCAAAACTGCTTTATGTGAATAAGCTGATCCAGAATCGCAATGTAAGTTCTAAGCAACAGCGTGCCATAGTCGAGGCTCTTGATAATGCCAAGACAATCCGAGAAGCCAAACTAGTTTATGACGGTTTGACTCGCTCACTCAACAAGAAGTCCCTCAGTGAGGGCAAGAGAAGAGTTCTTGGTTCATCCAGCAAGCCAACTCGTAGCGGCGCAGCCACTACAAATGAGTCAGCACAGACGAACCGATGGGCAACACTCGCTGGTATTAAATCAAAGTAACAGACGCTAATTCTTTAAAGGAGAAAATAACATGTCTAAAAAGTTTACACTTGAGCAGTTGACCGAAGGTATTCGTCAGCGGCATCAAGGTGAGTCAAATGCTCGCCTTACAGAAAAGTGGGCTCGGACCGGTCTCCTTCGTGGTCTTGACGGCGTACATCGTGAAAACATGGCAACGCTACTCGAGAACCAGGCCGGTCAGGTCCTTCGTGAGTCATCTACCGTCGGTGGTGGTGGTCTCAACCCTGCAGCAGCTTCCGGAGATATCCGAGGCTTCACTAACATTGCTTTCCCAATCGTCCGTCGAGTATTCGGTGGTTTGGTTGCGAATGACCTTGTTTCAATCCAACCAATGAGCCTTCCATCTGGACTGCTCTTCTATCTTGATTACACCTACGGTACTAACATCGGCGGTGAGAATGATGGTGTAGGTAGTTCGACAAAGGCTACGTACAAGGAAGGACATTCAATATATAATAACCCAGCTGGAAAGGGCGTTCGCTCTGGCTCATTAGGTACCGGTGGACAATATGATCTTGTCGGTTCAGGTTATTCCAGAGTTCACACTGGTACAAACGTAACACTTATCGGTGATGATACCAACGCTCGAAGCGTCTTCACACTTGGTGGTGCTACTACACAAAGCCGTGCTGTTCCTTCTGCAACTAATACTATCGTTGCTTCCGGTTCTGATGGTAGATTCATTCAGTTCGATCCTCAAATCTCTCGATTGATTGACGATGAGTCTGGTAACTTCTTCTTCTTGAGTGTTGATCTTGGAGCCTTAGGCGCTAATTTTGATGTTACTGCTGTTAAAGAAGCTGCCTTAGTGTTAACTGGTACTGCATTCAACGGCACGCTTAATACAGATATGGTTGAAATTCCTGAGACAATTCAGGGTGGTGCTGGCGTTTATAACGTACGTCGCTTGAACCAACTCGTTAAGTCAGGCTCTGCCGCCGGTGCTATTTCAACGGACCCAATGGCTGCGGCTCAAACAGCGGGATCAGCAATCTTAATGGTTGTTTCTGGTACACTTTTTGATGACCTTACTGCTTTCACGGTTACCTATCCTAAGACTGCTACTCTTGACAGCTCTGATGGTTCAACTCTTGTTGTTCCAACATTCGAGTCAAGCTTCGGTTCTGATCCAACTCCGGAAATTCCTGAGATTGACATCAAGATTGAAAGTCTTTCGGTTGTTGCTCAAACACGTAAGTTAAGAGCACGTTGGTCCCCAGAGCTTGCTCAGGACTTGAACGCTTATCACAGCCTTGACGCTGAGGTTGAGCTTACTCAAATCCTCTCCGAGCAGATTGCTTTGGAAATCGACCGTGAAATCCTTAACGACTTGCTTATGCAGGCTGATACAAACTTCTTCTGGGACCGTCGTCCTGGTCGTTTTATCAACAAGCGAAGCGGTGTTGTTGCTGCTAAGGCATCATCTCTTCAAGGTGGACCTTCTTTCACTGGTACAGTCCGTGAATGGTACGAAACTTTGGTTGAGACCATCATTGATGTTGCTAACGAGATTCACAGAAAGACCCTCCGTGGTTCTGCGAACTTCATCGTTGTCAGCCCTGATGTTGCAACCATGCTCGAAGCTAGCGTACTCTACAAGCCAAACTACAGCATCGACGGTGACGGCCAGATTTCTGGTATGAGCCTTGGCGCTGAGTCGGTTGGTAGCTTAAGCAACCGCTTCACAGTCTACAAGGACCCTTACTTCCCACGCAACAAGATTCTTGTTGGTTACAAGGGTGGTAGTTACCTTGAGACTGGTTACGTATACGCTCCTTACGTTCCACTTATCGTTACTCCGACGATTTTCGCTCCTGAGGACTTCACTCCTCGCAAGGGCGTTATGACTCGCTACGGTAAGAAGATGGTTCGTAATGACTTCTACGGAACAATCACTTGCCTCGGCATGGACATTATCTAAGAAATTAGGTAAAGTCTAAACGCTTTAAGGCGGACCTTTCGGGGTCCGCCTTTTTTTTTATAACAATTCAACGCTACTTGATATAGTTAGTGGTAGGCCCGGTTCAATATAATCATCTGACACCCGCAGAGAATCGGAATCATCGGGAGCAAAAAGGAGAGATTATTATGCCAAAGGTAATTTACGACTCAGATAAGGGTCTTTATCAAACAACTGGAACTGGTTTCCAGGTCAACGACGTCGCGATTCTTGAAGAGGTTCAATCTCTTACAGATCCATCTGCAGCTACTGTTAATGCGTACGGAATTACGACACTAACCAAAACAGCTGCATGTACAGCAACATTAGCAGCGCCTACAAGCAGTGAACCTGCCGGCGCGAAAAAGGTCATGAGCATGATCGCAGCTTCTGGTGCCGGTGCTTGTGTCGTCACATTAACTGGTGGCGGCATTCAAGATGACGGCGCGACAGCTCTTGCATCTCTTTCTTTTAACGCTGTTGGTGAAACAGCAGTATTAATTTCTAACGGAACAAAGTGGGTAGCAGTTGCCATAGCCGGCGCAACAGAAGGATAAGGAGTTAAGTAATGCCTAAATTAAATTATTCAGGTGCGAAAGGCCTCTTTGAAACAACTGGTTCTGGCTTTGAGGTAGACGGTGTAAGCCTTCTTCCTGGAGCTTCTGACGCAGTTACTTTAACAGGTGCACTAACAACAGTCACATGTGTTGCAGACTCAGGCGATAACCTTGATGGTAAGTACTTTATCATTTATGATCAAGCTGGTAACTCTTATGGTCTTTGGTTTGACATTGATGATTCCGGAACAACAATACCTGCCGGTGCTGCTGCTGCGACCTATAACGTTGAAGTCGCTACCGTAGTTACAGACGGAAACGCCGCAGCTGTTGCCGCAGCAGTACAAGGCGCTATCGATGGTGATGCAACAGCAGCTGCTGCTTTTGAGGCTGTAGTGGATGGTAGCGATGTCTTAGTTTACAACATTCAAGTTGGATCAATGACTACCACCACAGAAGATGCTGGTGACTCTGGTTTTACTATTGCTGTTACAGACGTTACTTCCGACGCGTCGATTCCTGCTGTGCCAATGGCACAAAAGACAATCACGGTTAGTAGAGATGTTGCAACAGTGGTACAGGAAATTCCTCTTGCTGATGGTTCTGCCGCTGGACAAGAAAAGTTTCTTCAAGTTGCCGCTTTGACAGCTGGTCAAATTCGATTTACCGGTAAGTTCTTAAATTCAACAACTGTTGGTACAAAGTTAACATTTGACGCTGCAACCGGTGCAGCTCACGGTTTATACTGCGTATGGACTGGTACTCACTGGTTTGTCGTTAATAAGATGTCGACCCAAACTGTCAGCAGCTAATCTTTAGCAAACAGTTATTGAATTGCCGTCACCTTCGGGTGGCGGCTTTTTTTTACTTTACTCTACCATACGATAAAATATTATTATAATCTAAGTCCTTGGAGGGAATTATAATGGCAAC